CGGAGTTCGGTCGAAAAATACGGGCCGAAGGGCCATACCACGGAACCAATCTGTGCCACAGCTCTCTCGTATAGGACCAGAAGAAAAGGTCTTGTCGAGATTTATGCTGAAGCCAGCAAGGCGAAGAGCCTCAACCGTTTTGAAGTAATACTGCTTAGGCACGATTAAATCGTCGCCAAAAACAGCCACCTCATCACGGCAAAACGGCTTTCCGTCCGCCTTCACTACCGCGTAAATGAGCGCGGTGAATAGGGCAGATTCCAACGCGAAGGTATACCCATTTCCCATAGAGGAGATTTTCTCATATGAGATCTTCTCTTCACCCAGGAGCCCGTGAGGGCATCTGAGGTCCATGAGATAAGTATACCACTCCCGAGGCAACAAGACTTCACACAGCTTCAAGCTGATGGAGTCCGAAGCAGCCGACAGATCCAGTGTAGTGAAACTAGACCCATCATCCACTATACTACCTCGAAAGGCCAAATTCTGATTCTTCGTCTGGTCGTCTAGGTCCACACCCCAACGTTTTAAACGTTTACGGATGTAACCATCGACGCCCAATTGAAGATACAAATTCAGAACCGGTTCAATCGCAATGGTACGCTCTTTTTGAGCGTCCTTAGGTACGAAAGTGATTTTGTTGCTATCAACGACTTTAATAACCGCTGACCAGAACTCTTTTAGATTAATAGGCATATGCATGGGTATTCCCATACGTGCTCTATATGAATCTTGGAGAGCTCCGATCCATCTTTGGTCAGTCTCAATAGCGAACTTGGCATACCGGTAAGCTCCTATCGTACAGTGATATGGCCACATCGAATATTTATGATAACTCGATGTATTGCCGTTCTCAGTGCCGATGGTGGCTCCCGGTCCATGTCTAGACCGCGACAACATTTCCCGATGACCAGGTAACCGGTCACCGAGCAGCTTCTTAAGAAAACCTCGGGCGTGGTGTAATATCGCCACACCCCAGTCAGTCTCCGGCTCGGACAGTTCCTTATAACTTACTTGGTTATAGGTCCTGCAAGCGCCCTCCGCAGCAAAGAAAATCTCTGCCGCGCGTGCGACTCGCGATGTCTGATCCGAAGGAAACTGAAATTTCTTCAGCAAGCTGGCGAGTAGATACTTGGCGCGGATTGTCTCCACGTTAGCATCCGTGTTAGGAGTGATACTCTGTAACCCCCACGCGTCGGACAAGGCTAGATAACTTTGGAAATCACGTTTTCGTATGATCTCCTCCATCATCTGAGCCTCATCTGTACTGACGTACTCCTGAAGGTCTGTTAGTAAATTGCTGACAACCTTCCAGGGATAGTCCCCGGGAAGTTGCAAGCCCACCTTTATAGTGGGCGGTTTCTTGGATTTGGATCGATGTTTCATCTTTCCTCCATGACTACGCTTTAGGTTGAATTTCCTTTTTGGACCGAAAAGCACCTATAATTTTAGGCAATACGCCTATAACTACGGTGCCAAACGTGGCTAGAGCTTTCAGAAAAACAATTAGGTTCGCGCCAAGCGCGATAACTTTTTCGTCTTTCATCAGCTTAAACCATGAGTTGGTTCATGAGGGCAACCATAAGATCGTCATCGTCCAAGAGGGCAATGGCCCGCTGGCGAGCGATCATCTGCTCGGCTGCGGTCACTCCCACGGGAACTGAAAAGCTCACCTCACAGATAATGGGTGATGTTAACGACGCAACGCCGTCTACACCATCCACTACCAGGTCCTGGGTAAACTTGAAGGCGGTTTTAGCAACCCCCTTGAAGTTTCCAGAAGCCTTCGGAAAGCTCCTGTAAAACGACAACGTATCACGTGCAGTCAGGGCATGATTTTCCCCGATGTAGACAGATCTGTTTGAAAACTCTTCAAACCTGTCAAACACGTGGTTGGTAGTCGAATCAGTATTCAGTTCGTCTACTGCCAATGTAATGGTATTGTCTAGCATAGGATTTCCTCCTGGTACTTACGGCTGACTCATCACTTAAACCAAATCTGTTTAGCGATGATCAGCAAGTCAATGAGCTTAAAAGTATTCAAGTTCACCGTAACGGTGGGCAGGATACTTCGGCTCGGGTTTGGGGTCCGCTGTTTGGTGATTATTCTCTCACCAACTTGGCCACCGACACAACTGTTAACATGATTTAAGATGTTAATCGTGTTAGAGTCGAAACCGGTAGTCGGCCAATCTGCAGTAGACCTAGTTATTTCTGAGGTGCGTTCCACAATCTTTGTGGAGACAACCCAGGAGGCTAAGGCATTCAACCCAAAATTAGGTGTAAATGCCGCTATTGTGTCGCCTACGTTGAGAAACCAATCAACGATAAAGCTGAAGGGAATAAGTTCCCAGACAGCTTCGAGCGGCTCTGTTAGTCCCCAAACTGGGAGACTTGAGAGCGTGTCAAGCTCGGCGAGCACACCTGCTCGGACGTCAAATGAAGTCGAGGCGCGCTTGAGGATATATTGAGTCCTCGTTCCGTCATCATAGAAAGTTCCATTATGACGGTGCGTCTCTTGTACCTCATCATCAGACCAATACTCGTTCCCCCTATAAGTTATACGAAGGGGACTCTCGTCGGCTTTATACTTAATAGCCTCGATTGTCCCATTTATGTCGTATAACAAAGGACGGATCGCGTAACGAAGTTCCATGTACCTGCTGGCCAATTCTTTCGGTGCTAATTCTCCGAGTAAGCCCTTTTTATCGAGCTTTTTGATCTTTTTAAGGATCCGGATAAAGCGCCTAGTCAAACTGACTAACGAGGCC